ATTATATAAATACAGCTATAGGAGCTATAACCTTAGATGGATTAGCTGATGTAGTAATTACAGCTCCTACAAATGGTCAAGTTCTTACATATAATCTTGCTACTAATACTTGGATAAATGCTAATGTGGCAGGCACAGGTACAGTAACAAGTGTTGGATTAAGCATGCCTCCTGCTTTTATTGTAGCTGGAACTCCAGTTACTGGAGCTGGAGTATTAGCTGTAACTGCTGCAGGTAATGCTACACAATATATCAGAGGAGATGGACAATTAGCTACATTTCCTACAATACCTCCTGCTACTACAGTTACAGGTAGGACAGGTGATATAAATATTGTAACTTCGGGATCTAATTATGAGGTACAAAATGCCGTACTTCCATTCCTTCTAATGGGTTGTTAATATGCCAACTACTTATAAAATATTAGGCCAAGTTGATACGGGTGTTACAAACCCTGCTGTTGTATATACAGTCTCAGCGGGCATGCAGACTATAGTAAGTTCAATAGTTGTAGCAAATAGATCAAGTACTAATATAGCTGGATTTAGAGTGTCTGTAAACCCAAATGGGACTGGACCATCCCCAGAGCAATATTTGTATTACGATGTACCAATTGCTCAAAATGATACATTTATAGCTACAGTAGGTATTACTATGGACGCAGCTGATACTATTACAGTAGAAGCAACAGGTTTAGCGGCAGGGAATATTTCATTTCAAGTATTTGGATCAGAACTTACATAATGGCACAGGGGTACACAGGATATAATATTATTGACAATAAGATTACTATCAAGGATAGTCCAAACCTTGATGCGTTTAGTCGTCTGAGAGTAAGTAATGCTTTGACTATTTTTAGTAATCAATTTACATATGGCCCTAGTCCTTTAATTTTTGAAGAAGTTACAAACAATATTGCACAAACAGATTTAAAATACGATACTACAAACAAACTTGTAAAGCCTCAAATCAAACCAGGGTCAATAGCTGGAGATTATATGTACGCTCAATCATTTGAGTATATACCGTATCAACCAGGAAGATCACAACTTGTTTTTTTGACATTTAATTTTTTTACTCCAGGAGTACCTGTTAGTCCTGGAGCTAGTATAAAAACTATAGGTCTTTCTGATGGTAATAATGGGTTTGAGCTTCAATTTGATGCTGCGTCTACATTAAATTTTATTATACGTACTACTACAAATGCTGGTTCTCAAATAGTAGATCAGCCAAACTGGAATTTAGACAGACTTGATGGTACAGGACCTAGTGGAATAACACTTCAAGTTTCTAAAGTTCAAATTCTTGTCATAGATTTTCAGGCATTATATGTAGGTCGGGTAAGAATGGGTTTTGATATAGACGGAGAAATAATTTATGCCCATGAATTTTTAAATGCTAATAATGCACTTGGTTGGCCGTATATAGCTACTGCAAATCTTCCAATTAGAGTTGGTATAGAAAGTACTGGTAGTGGTGTAGATGATGAATTTTTGTTCATATGTGCAAGTGTAGCAAGTGAGGGTGGTACAGAAGATGCACAAAGGTTTGGATATGACTTTAAAATCAGCCGTGAGTTTTTGGCTGTACCTACTGCTTCTACTTGCTTAATGAGTTTGCGTCCTAGAACATTATTCCAGACTTTTCAAAATAGAGTGAAGTTTCAATTAAAACAAATTGAAATTAGTAACACAGGTAATAAACCTTTTTATTGGGATCTTGGAATTGGAGGTTCAGTAACTGCTCCTGCATATCAAAATATAAATGCAACGCATAGTGCTATGGAATTTGACGTAGCAGGGGTTGCTCCTTTTACAGCTTTAGCTGTAGCCTTTGATGGAGGATATGTACCAAGTGCTGGTGGAAGTAGTACATCTGGATCTTCAGAAACTCTTACATCTAGATACCCTATTACATTAGATGCAGCTGGTGCAAACAGAGACTTAGGCACACTTAGATTATTCGGTCAAAGTATTGGCGGAGCTACAGATGTTTATGTAACACTTAAATGGAAAGAAATTAGATAATGGCACAAGGATTTACTAAAGGAATACCTATTAGTACAGACCCTACAATGTCTGCTAATAGTGATTTGGTAGTACCAAGTCAATCTGCTATTGTAGCTTATATAAACAGTGTACTTCCACTTGGAGGAGTATCAGCTGTAAATGCAGCAGCTCCTGTACAAAGTTCTGGCGGCCCTACTCCAACTATTAGTATGCTACCTGCAACTGTAGCCCAAGATGGTTATTTAAAAGCAGTTGACTTTAGTCTTTTTAATAATAAACAAGATGCTATATCTTTAACAACTACTGGTACAACAGGTCTTGCTACTTTTATAGCCAATATATTAAATATTCCTCAATATCAAGGGGCTCTTACTCTTACTACTTTGGGTATTACCGGAGCTGCTACTCTTAATCCTGTAACCAATGTATTAAATATTCCTCAGTATGGTGGGGGTGGTGGTGGAGTATCGGCCGGTGATGCAATAGCATACGCAATAGCACTAGGATAATATGGCAAAGATTCTTATAGGTTCTGAATTAGGTAGTTATAGTTTTAATCCTGTAACTCAGACTATTGCATTCAGTGGTTTTATAGTTAGTCTTGAAAGACTGTTACTAATTACAGACACCACGAATAATATTATCATATATCAGTTTAACGATCCTTTAAAGGGTGGCACACTTTCCAATAATATACTTACTCTTACATACAATACTAACGTAGGAGGGTTTGCTAGTACAGACAAGTTACAGATATTCTATTGGTCTGAAGAGCCGCAGCAAACTGCTGTCCTTGATCTTGCAATGAGCATCAAAAGAGATTTGCAGATGATGCGAAGAGAACCCCAGATGACACCAATTGGATTAAATGTAAACGTAGGTGGTGGTAGTCTTACGGGTGTTACAACGGTAAATAACGTGGTAGCAATAGGTGGAGGTGGTGATGGGGCTAGTTTTTTATATTTAGTGCGTATACAAATGAACGAATCGTTTATAGTACATAAAAACGGAATTATATCATGAGTACAACATTATCAAACAGATATTTAGTAGACCTTCCTGAATGGAGGGCTTTGTCTGCTCCTATGATTAATACATCATCAGCGCCATTTGGTACGAATGGTGCTGTAATGGCTCCAGATATGAGGTGTAGAGATTATGCTTCTCCATATGTATTTTTTAATTTTACTTCAAGTAATGTATTATCTAGCTATAATTTTAAACTTGATGCTTGGCATTATCTAACTTCATTAGGAGTAGGAGGAACTTATGGGACAGGAAGTACTTCTGTTTTTTGTCCATCCTTAGGCCCTTCTGGAACTATATCTGGTGTTGCAGCAACTACAAGGAGTGTTACTCTCAGTACAGCATTACCAGCTTCTGTTTTACAAAATTCAATGGCTAATCGTGGAGATGCCCTTGGGTATATTGTACGTATAATAGGAAATGCCGCAGGGTCAAGTGGAAAGATAGAAGAACGAAGAGTTATTGCTAATACATCAGGAACTACTCCTACTATATATTTTGATAAAGCATTAAGTTTTACTCCAATAGCTGGTGACAGATATGAGTTTTTAAGTGGCTCTGTTTTATTTTTAAATGTTGGAACTGTAGCTCCTGGTATTTTTAGAAGATTTGATATATTGACATATGCTGCGACGGCAAGTTTAGCTACTACAAACCTTCCAGCTACAATAGCTCAAACACATAATCAACTTATTGCTTTAGATGAACAATATGTACCACATGATAGAAATCCCGGTGAAGGCTACTTAGTTGGCGCTGCTACGTATGATACAATTGGTGATTTTAGTAAAGGATGTTTAACTGCTACAGCCGCAACAGCCACTAATATAACTGGACAAGCTAGTGCTGGTGATGCAGGGGTATTTACAAATCAATTTAGGAATTATCAAATTAGAATTGTAGAAGACACTGGTAATCCATTAGCTGTAGGTCAAAGGAGGAGAATTACTACTCATACAGCCGGCCCATCTCCAATATATACTGTAGCAACATGGACTTCAACTCCATCTGCAACTTGCAAGTTTGTTATAGAGAATGATACGGACAAGGTTATTGGATTTTTAGGTGGTACTGTTACTATATATAACTATAATATAACAGCCAATACATGGGATACTACAACATGGTCAAATGGCCGTGGTGCTGCGTTTGGTGGTAGTGGTTTGACTTTTCATAGTTTTGGTATAAGCCCAGATCCGGTTATTGGTTCTAATGTTAAACATAGTAGTATTGTTTCTTTTAGAGGATCTTCAGCAGTATGTGATATACTTGATATTGCTGGAGGTACTAATGGATTATGGACTAATAGTATTAATACTATATGGACCGGCAGTTCTGGTGCAGACCAATTTATAGGTTCTGAATATGCTTATTTTGCATATAATCCACATACCCAAGGAGGAAGATTTATGTACACCGCACTTGGAACTACTGCCAATTACACTACACAAAGAATGTACATTAGATTTGACGCACATTCTCTATCGTGGTCTAAAGTAGCAGGACCCAAAGTATTGCAAGGTTTTACTCAAATGACTGGTACCTGTTTTGCTCATTGTCCCGTATTTCAAGATGGTAACACTAAGATTGCATTTTACAATACACCTAGAATTATGGGGACTGGTGAATATTACCAATTAATGTTAACATTCTAAAATTATGTGGACTACAATAGCTTATAGAGACGCAATGGAGAATAATCAAGCAGTTCGCTTGTATGATGATTCTACTGAGAAGTCATTTGAACTGTACGATGATGCGATAGCCTATGCTGCATATCTAACTCAAAAGTTTAATACTGGAGTAGATACTTATGAAAAAACATCTATACCTCCAGGTGGCTTGGATATTGATGAGCTTAAAAGGCAAGATGCTCTTGCTAAACTTACCGAAGAAGAAAAAACCCTTTTAAATATAAACCCATGAAAAACACACTTCTTTCTTTACTTGCTATCTTCATGATGGCTTCTTGTACTGAACCTATTCAACAAGTAGAAACTGCAGAACCTATTACAGAAACTACTCTTGAGCGTAAAAAAAGAAACCCTACTACTCCAATTGTATTTACTCCGGTATATGTAGATTCTACTGATTGGAATATTACGTCTGATACATCTACTCTTTGTGGGTATCTGATTTTACGATGGACTGATCAGAACAGGCCAGTAGGTGCTTCTAACTATTACTTTATAACAAGTCCTCAAGCTACAGGATGTGCCGGTGGTTTGTTTAGTACTACTAATAGTCTATACTATCAGTATGGCTGGGGTTGTTCATTCTGGACTAACAATACTTATTCCGTATCTATCCGTTACACTTGGAAGGATAGTGTAAATGCTAAAATCTTTGTTTATACATCTAAGGCTGCTACAGTAAAGACTGGCCGAGGAATTTGGGATTGTAATAATTAATCATGGCTAAAACAAAAGTTGGAAATACTAGCAGTAGTAAATACCAAAAAAGAGCTAAAACCCGTCGTCCTGGGGTACATAGCAAGAAGAAAAGGAGTGGTTTGAAAAGCTCTAAAAACTATGTAAAACCTTACAAAGGACAAGGTAAAAAATAAAAATGCTATAGAACAGGTACAAAAGTTTGAGCAACCTATTGTTTAATAGGCAAATAGCTTACACTTTTGTATCTTGTTCTGTGAAGTTGTAACGTGTAAAGAAAAAATATGATGAACCTAGAGGAAACTAAACTAGATTTGTCCGTACTGGACAAGATCAGCATTCCTGAAGTTGAAGACTTGACTCACTTTGAAACTAAAGTAGAGTCAGAGCAAAAAGAGGAGCTTGAAGAAGCAGCCTTAGAAGAGGTAGAATCTCTTGAACAATTTGATTCTACTAAATCAAACAGTAGATCTGATGGGGCTGATGAAGCTTCAGATGATTCAAGTTCTGAAAATACCGGCTCTGAAGATTCAGATTCTCTGCGTGAAATTGCCAAATGGGCACACGAACTGGGAATCTTTGATTATGATGAAAGTAATTTTGAATCTTCAGAAGAGTATTTTAAGGAGCAGTTCTTTGAAAAAGTAAAGAAAGAAGCACTTGAATCTTTGCCTGACGAGATTAAATATCTTGCAGATGGATACATGAAAGGTGTACCTCTGAATGAGCTAATTAATTCTAAAGGACGTGAAGAGTCTTATGACAGTCTTACAGAAGATGCTTTAAAAGAAGATGAATCTTTGCAAGAAGAGCTTGTAGGCCAATGGCTTGCACTTCAAGATCATGACTCAGATGAGATTAAAGAGAAACTTGAATCTTACAAAGACGGTCTGTTGCTTGAGAAAGAAGCTAAAGTTGCTTTGAAGAAGCTTAAAAAGTATGAGCAGTCTTATCAGCAACAACTTGCTGCAGAAGCTCAACAAAGACAAGCTATGGCTCAAAGGCAATATGAAGACCAAATGAATCAGCTTAAGAAAGACATTGAGTCTGCCGAGAGTTTTATTCCTGGTATTCAAATGCAGAAGACTGATAAAGAGCGTTTGTTTGCTGCAATTACTCGTCGTGATAGGGATGGTAAAACTGAACTTGAGCGTAAGATGGGTACTAAAGAAATGCAGCTTGCAGTAGCTCAATTTGTGCTTCAACTTGAAGGTAAAGTAGATGCGGTAGAACGTAAAGCCTATACTAAGGCTGCGCAGAAAACCAAGGCTGCTGTAAACAGTTACCCTGACCCAAGTAATAAGAATAAAAAGATTGACATTAGCGTGGTGCGTAAAGCTATTGATCAGTCGAAAAAACAATACAAATTTTAACAATTAATAATTAAACTTTAATTAAATGAGCGCAACACAAAAACTCAATTCTTTGCAGGTAAGTTATGCCAAATCATGGGCAGGACTTACCACGGAGAACCACCTATACGCTATTTACCAAAATGACGTACAGCTGGCTTCTGACATTGTAACGGAGGTATTCAACCGAATGGGATATATCGGTCTGGATTCTTTCCTTTCAAAGTACCCCACTAAACTGTTCGACCATGATGGTGAATACAAGTGGATGCTTAAAGGTGATAGCCGTCGTGCTATTCCTATTGTAAGTTATTCTGCTGGTAATGCAGCAACTCCTGGTATTGGTAAAACCTCTTTTGAGATTACTCTTACTGAGAAGTTCTTTGTAGCATCTGACTATATCTCTTTTGATGATATAGATCATGGTGTACGTATTGAGGATGATGGTCGTCCTGATGGAACTAATTGGGTGTATACTGTACGTCACATGCGTTCAGATGCTACTTATTTCATTCCGACCGAACTGCTTCGTGCAAGTCGTAAAGTAGCTAAGCTGTACAATTCAGTAACTAACACTCTGAATGATCAGTATGGTGAGACTCAGTTCAGCTCAATGTTCGAGATGCGTAACCAATTCTCTACCCTGTCAAAGAAATATGTAGTGCCTGGTAACATGCAGGATCGTCCTCTTCTTATCAAAATGACTGGTTCTGAAGGTAAGTCTGTGACTGTATGGACCAAATGGCAAGAGATGGAGTTTAACTTCCAATGGCAAAAAGAGAAGGCTAACCAACTTATGTACTCTACTCTTAATCAGAATGCTGATGGTACTTTCACTCAGAAAGCTCCTAATGGATTCCCGATTAAGCAAGGTGCTGGTCTGCGTGAGCAAATCTCTCCTACCTACAAGTTCTACTACAACACTCTTACCCTTGAGTACCTGTTGGAAGTAATGACCAACTTGTCTATCAACATCTTGCCTGAAGATGAGCGTGAATTCTTGATTCTTACTGGTGAGCGTGGAATGATTATGTTCCATAAGCTTGTAGAAGATAAAATTGGTATCCTTATTCCTCTTGGTGATACTGAGCGTATTAAAGGTTCAGGTCAGAACAAAGGACTTGGAGGCCAATACAAGCAGTTCATGGGACCTCAGGGTATCAAAATTACTGTAGCCCACATGCCACAGTATGATGATCCCGTATTGCATCGTATGGAAGCTCCAGATGGAGGTTACACTGAGAACTATCGTATGACTATCTTTAACATTGGTACTACTAATGGTGAGCCTAACATTCAGAAGGTTGCTCCTAAAGGACGTGCTGAAGTGAAGTGGTATGTACCTGGTTCTACTACTCCGTTTGGTCCTCAAAATGGTGGAATGGGTGCTTCGCCTGTTGATGGTTATGAAATGTACTGCCAGACTACTCAAGGAATCATGTTGAAAAATCCTTTGAGTGCTGCAGAACTTATCATGGACGTAACTTATTAATAGTAAATATTAATAGAGTATAAAAACATAAAACTTTAAAGTGATGAAGGAAAGTGCAGTTGAAAGTAAAGTAACAAAAGAATCTACAACCCAAGTGAATCCACTTGCTCAAATAATTGGAAAATGGTCAGTGAAGCCTTGCCGAAAGTCTTGGCTTCACACCATTAACCCTAACCATGATGGTAACACTATTTTTAGTGGTGCTCAGATTTGGATTGTTGCGGCAAGGAGTGCTAGTAATCCTGATATTGTAATTACCGGTCTTACAGATGAAGAACGTGAAGCTTTTGAAAAAGAGATGTTCCTTCAGCCTGGAGCCTTGTCACCCTATAACTTGAAGTTCTGGGCAGACAAAAAGAATGCAATTAAGATTCCTAAGGATGGCTTGACGTTGGATTGTGATAATAATGTAAAGCATAAACTTTGGTTTAAGATTCTCTCAGCATCTAAGCGTGTAGCAAAAGGCAAAGAAGACCTTGCTATGAACTCTACAGCTGATGTACTTCTTAGTTCTGTAGAACAAGAGGCTAAATTTGATTCTGAAAAAATCAATCTTAAGACTAAAGCTTATGTGAAATTCAGTGGAATGAGTCTGCAAGACAAGATTAATTATCTTAAAGTTTACAATGAAGGTTCTTATAAA